TCTTCAAAACGTTTTCAAGTGTATCATGAGCTACAGGAAGACCGCTCAAATCTCTAACTATAAATTCCGATTTGTGTTGAAATCTTCCTTCCTCAATCCCAGTAACCCATAGATCGAAGAAGTGGCGCGGTATAAGTCCAATACTTGTCTTTATACAAGTGGTTAATCCTACCCACACTTCTTCTTCATCTGTCTTAATGAATAAATCAAAAACATTCTTATTATTGACACTATTCAAAGTTTCAAATCCAGATATATCAGCAGATTGCATCATCATAGATTCTTTAGCTTCTTTTATTGTCATTTTCGCCACTTTTGATTTAGCTCGAGCAGGATTATCATAATACATTTGTAACTTTGTGTCTTTCTCACCAGTAAAGAACTTAAATATAACACCGGCAATAGATGCTAGTGATATAGAAAGAACAACTATAGGTTTTTTAAGGAATTCAATTATATAAGTGGTTAAACTTTTTAATACCTCGAAACCTTTAGACGCCACTTCGATAATAGAATCATAAACTCTCTTGCCACCAACAAATGGTTTATTGGGCTTAAGAAATTTTAAAGGAATATACTCGAATATTTCACATACAAATTCATGATCCAAAAATATGGATCTAAAAGAATCTGCATCATGATAATATATCAGAAATGCTAAATAATAATTGGAAGAATCCAAGGAATTATTAGTATTGAAATATTTCTCTAATGAATAATTTTCATTTATCGAATAAGCCAAGTTTAATTCAATAACGAGATTCGAAAATTCCGTTCCCAAGCCATCAAACTGTGCATCCAACAACTGTGTAATACTGAAATTCTTAGTAGGATTCTTGTATTGTAATTTCATCCTGTTGGATAAAATTGGGCTAACCTTTCCTACTTCATGAAAAAGTGAATTCCGAGTTGGATCGTCTGTCACATTGTGAATAGAAACCTCAGTAAAAGATTCATAAAACGAAATTTTGGATTCGCTCAATTGTCTCAAATTATTACATTTTTCGCGAACGAAATCTTCAATGGTACCATCCACGTCTACATCATAAATTCTCTTTTCCTCGATATTTATTCTGTTGATTAAATCTGCCAGAAAAATGTCTCTGTGTGGTATAGACTCATTATGATTATTCTTAATATCTTCCAATCTAGCAGTATATTCCTCAGGTGATTCCCAGGATGGATTTAAAGGATATTTATTAAACTTTAAATGCTTGATATCGGATTCAGAATTGAAATTCGAAGGAGCTTGAAACTCAACTTTCTTCGTTGGGAAAAACATTTCCCTGCATTCATTAGCCGTTTTATTAAAGTTAAGTTCATGCAGTTCCTTCCATTTAGATCTATCCTCATAAGACTTTCTCATGAACTGGACAATGTCATCGAATGTAAAAACTTGACCGGTGGGTTTGCATTTTACATCAACTTCATGGAAAGAAAAATGACTTGGTACTGGATTAGTTGTACCATTTTCATCCTTCGGTATCAGCGAATAATCCAACTTACGCTTAAAGACATCATTATGGATTGTCTCAACTGTAGTAAATTCCTTCTTTGGAGTAACAATGTATTTCAATC